CACAAAGTGTCACATACAGTGAATGTTCGAATCTTTCTTTTTTCGGGGTCTGGGTTTATAAGTTTTTCCAGTGCTCGGATTTCGATTTTTGGAGCTGATTCCCACACGCTTAAGACGTCTTTTCCATCAAAAACATCTTTTACTAACTTATCCATAAGAGGTCCATACCTTTCAAATACTTCCCCTTTTGTTTTGCAACCTAAATCTTTATAAAGTTTTCCAGGAGATGTAGATTTCTCCGCTCTTGCTACAGCTTCTTCAAAAGTAAGAACTTTTGAAGTTAAAATGACAGGATCAAATAACATTCGAAACACGCGCTTGGCTCGCTCCCATGCTTCTTTATCCGGAGCCCAATTTTTTGAAGTATGAAATTTTTTAAAGTCGTTTTCTAGCTCTTTCAGCCTAATACCAGAAACGAAATGTTTTTTGGGTAACGTGAAGTTATTTTTAATTGCATATTCATAGAGTTCTTTGTTGGCATACAATTTAGCAGTTTCACGTATAGGACGTTGATAACTACCAAAAATTGACATGCCTCCTGACTCTTGAATTATGCCGTCATTTGTAGAAGGCGGATTGAACCTTTTGGGTCAGCGTTAGAAGTAAGAAATTGATGTAAGGAATTGGTAATCATAACACCAGCATTAGCTTTTTCACCCTTTACTGCACCTTTATGAATTGCCACAGTGTGACCAAATTCATTTACAATGTGCATACCACTGAATCCAGATTCTGAATCTATAGTATATTTCAAGTAATAATTAGGACTATCTGTTTTACTTGAAAGATCTACAATTCTATGAATTTCTAAAATCTTTCCAGGTAATAATTTTATACCTGTTTCAGCGCAGCAAAGACCCCAGATACGTTTTCCAACATCTCCAAGGTTCTTCCCATCTTCACTAGGTACACGAAGGGATTTAAATTTAATGCTATCTTGCAATTTAGACATAGGAAATTTTGAAAATAACCATTGTGCATCTTCTTTGTCAAACTCTACACGACAAACATCAGGCATTGTAGCAACATATACTACATCTCTTACCAAAAGTTCCTTATCTCCAACTATGAAATAGAGATCATCATGGAATTTACGGTTACCTGACTTATCTAAAAACAAATGTCTGGCTGTGCTCACAAAATTATTATGCGCA